GCTCAGATGCGATCAAACATTACTTAGGTATCTAACATATTTAAATGATAATACCAATTGATGTATGAGGCCAGGACAAGTTTCTTTATAAAACCTCTAGAAGATACTCGGTGTTTACATACACCTTAATCTATATGTTATCTTAACAGTTCTAACTACAGTCCAAAATATGCTTTTATTCACGTTGCTATAGATGCTACCGGTATATGAGCTATGGTATAACTACCAATAGTTTACATATACGTTCACACTACATCAGATCAGGGTAAATAACCCAGAGCCCAATGTAGGCTAGGTAACATATCTGCTGCAAGTTTGAACGGAGAGAATACTAAACAAAGTATTCCCTGTCCAAACATTGCAAGAGGAGCAACAAGAATAGAAGGTATATAAGGAACCATCGAAGAACCTAAGGCGGCGAAAAGTGTACTTACATCAGTAAACGAAAAGTGCGGAGACACTCAATGAAGAGCGAATTCCGTCACAACTATTATACTAGATCATCAAGTTCCTCCAGTTTGCACTGCAGGGATAACTGTATTAACTACATTGTCATAAGACAATATAGAAATTAGGATATCCCGAACAGATACAAAGAAAGAAAGTGAGAAAGATGGTATAATAGGTTTGATTACAGATATAAGGTAACTACATGTGGGAGCAATAAGTGCAATATTAGCACCAATATACCCTAACATGTTCACCGCCAGAGGCAATCCGAAAGATACTAGTGTTCCAAAGGAGATTGAACTAAATAATAGTCCCAATCATACAATCAACCGAACAATAGAATTAAATATATTTGTGTGCTGGGTTATCAAGTTTGTAGTTACACCCGGTATCATCATCAATACTGTTCGTATTGCTGGTAATGCCGAGGGTGACGTTATTAAACCTGTTGATCCAGTTCCAGATATACCCCGAAAGAAGGCGATTTGTAATAATCGCCCTACGGGTAATTCTATTAGAAAGGGTACTAAAGTACCAATAGTTGATCGTAAGAGTGTGTTACTAATAGCAACTCCCAAGAATCTTACTAGTACAGGAGCTATAAACCGTGTGGATAAAACCATTAACGGGTTAAAGAACATATATATTATTTTTCTTGAGTCTTATTTCTAAAGATTATTTATTTTAGCCATTATTGAAGATCATTTATTCCACAATTCAAGTCGCGCTCGCGCTTCCCTTTCTTTAGGGGAGGCAGCCACTTTTTGTTTTGGATTAAACAAATCATTAATTTTCAATGCCGCGAGTTCTGCAGTGAGATCCAAAATATATTTCAGGTAAAATCCCAAAATAGAATATAGATCTGGACGAACTTTATCACCAGTATCATATACATTATCGAAGTAATCCATCCACATCCGTCAAGAAGCTAGGTGCCGTTCGGTACCTTCATGAAACATTTTAAGTTTCAAATAAGCTTTTGTCGCATCTGGTCGAATCACTTCTTCGTGTATTTGAACTGCTAAATCTGCCGATTCCCTCATACTTTCAAGTTTGAGTTGGTATAGAGAATATTTTCCCGTTTCTTTCCGTAATCGGATAAGATTGCTTTCAATAAATGAAAACAATTTATTCCGAACAGAAATATTTTGGTTAAAATACCTCAATAAACCATCTCAAGCTAAGAATGATTCTTCGGTTAGAGATTTAAGATAAACACTGACGGGAACGAATAAATCGATAAGATCTTTCGAAGTTTTAGGAATCATCAAAGCCACTTTAATAGCTTTAACAATTCTAGAATTTTTTGAAGGATCTACTTTATATCCATATCCCAGGAAACGAAGTACTTGTAATAAAGACAAATTGTATTTCACTCGGAAACTTAACATTTCAGATAAGGTTCTTCGTGCAGCAATTTGTTCTAAAAAAGGAACGGGTGATACATCCGTACCATTAATTAGAGTTCGTTTAGCAAATTCTAGACCTATCCCTTTGGGAGATAGGACAGATTTT